TTAAATAATATAATAATTTTTATTGTCATACGTAAAATAGGCGATGTTATCTGGAATACTTGGTAATTTAATACATAAACATCCATCGAGACCTTGTATATCGGGCCATTGATCTCCAACTGATAATATAATATTATTAGTTTGAGTTAATTTTTTTTTAAGGTCTATTTTAAAATTAATATCAGGGTATTGGTGATTATGATATATTTCATGAAATTTCACACCAATCAGTTCTAAATTTTTAAGAGATGAAGATTCAGATGCGTATGGTCTTGCTGTAATTATAATTACTTTAAAACCTAGATTATAACATAATTTACATATTTCTACCATTTTATCTATTGGTGGAAATATCATATAACCAGGATACCAATTTAATGGAAATTGTTTATTGGGATACAAATTAACCGGGTCAGTAAAAACTAAAGTATCATCAATGTCAAATATAACTGTATATTGTGTTCCCAAGTTTGGTAAATTAATTAAATATAAATGTAAATTATTATAGATTTCCTGTATTTTATTATAGTATTGCCCCGAATTTGGCCATCCTTTATAATAATTTATTAAATTTATTAATTTTTTATTCATTTGGTAACTAAATAAATTAGTAACTTATAACTTAATAATTTAATAATTTATTATTTTTAAATTATTGTTTATTTTTATGCATTTATTAACCATCAATATCATCGTCAGAATCTAAATTTAAATCTCCTAGATCATCTGAGTCTGAATCAGAATTATCTTCATTTAGATTATTTCTTTCTTTATTTTTTTCAATTGCATCTGAAAATAATACTCTATTCTTAATTTCGGTGGTTGAAAAGCCAGATTCTATATCAGGGTTGTTTATGTCATTTTGATTTATAGTATTATCAAATTGCGTTTCAGGCAATGGTCTAGTTGGAATTATATTTTTACTATTTAGTATTTCATCATCTTCGCCATCTTCACTATCTTTACTGTCTTCACTGTCTTCATTGTCTTCGTCTTCATTTATATATTTTTGACTACTTCCACCGACATATTCTGTATTATAACCGTCTTCTTCGTTACCTTCATCTTCGTCACCATCATCATCACTTTCTTCATTTTTAAATTTACGAAGTTCTTTATCACGTATAACTCTGTTATTTGAATCATCATTTTCAAATACTCCTGCTAAATACTCAGATAATATTTTATCAATAGGTATTTGATTTCGAATTGTTTCTTCAATTGTTTCTGCTATAATCATAATCGCATATTCTTTTTTCTTTTGAATAATATCTGGATTATAATATATTTTTTCTGCATTCATAATTATAATTTGATGTAAAAAATGGTCTAAATTTGGTACTTTTACATTAATGTTTTTAGAGTCGGTTTTTAGTCTAACACATGCTAATATTTTAACATGACTTACGAAAATTGCAGTTATTAAATTTAATAAATATGGTATTTTTATTTTTATATCTTTTGTGTGTTTTTCAATTAAAATAGTGTTCCAAGTTGGTATTCTTTTAAGTTCTAATTGAAAATTACGTAGTGATATACTCATTTTCTTTTTTAACTTTTGAGAATCACGAAATACATTTATAATAACATTATAAATTTCTGGACTTAAATTATATACTAATTGTTTAGTATATTCTTCTTTAGCTGCGACGAGAACATTTACATTTAATGATTCAGACATAACTTATATAAAAAATAATATATTGTTAAATATTGTTAATAATATATTATTGTTTTAATAAACTAATTAATAATTTAATAAATTAGGGAGTTTGTTTTAGATTTTAAAATATATTTATTAAATTAATAAATTTAGTATACTTTATGCAGAAAAATTCAGAATGTAAAATATATCATGATTCTGAACATGTAACATGGACCATCCCAAAACATGCAATTGAAAATACATTACTTGGAAATGATAATAATAAGATTGGAAATAATAAATTATCTAAAAAACCAAATGGGCTTTTATATTTAAATGTGGAGTCTGCTGGTACAATAGAATTTAAAGATACATCATGTAAAATTAATTCAAAAAAAGAAAAAGTGTGTAATAAAGCAAATATCAATGGCCTAGATTATAAAAATGGAAATAAAGATTCAGTTTTAACACCCTTATCTATTGTTAATTTTCATACGCACCCGCTAAGTTGTTATATTGATGCAGAAACAGTTTGGGGTTGGCCATCTGGCGAAGATTTGGCCCAATGTATTAATTTTGCAAATGATAATAATTTAACACATTTAATATTCGCCGTTGAAGGTACTTATATAATGGATTTTAATAAAGAAGTATTGTATTATTTAAAAAAAAATAAAAAATTGATGAAGCTTGTTATACAAAATATACAGGAAATTTTTAAAATGACACATAAACATAGAATGATAATTAATGATTCTAATCCTAAAATTAAATTAGAATATGAGTTTTATCAGATATTTTTAAAACCACTTGGTTTACCGGAGAAGGAAAATATATTAATGTCATGGTTAAATCTAGTAAATAATTTAACTTTACATGATTTAATTACACTTTCAAATGAATTTAATAAATATTTTAAAGAAATTAAAAAAATATCAATAAAAGATTTAGTAACATCAGAATCAAATAAAGCAAATGACTCAGATTATCTATCACTTAAATTATTTAATATACAATTTATAAAACATATGACTATTCAATGGAATAAAAATTTGACAAAACAACAAATATTTGATACATTTAAAAAACAAAAGTATAATTTATCCATTGAATTACCTCCGAAAATACAATATACAGCGCCTTTTATTTCTCAATATTGTAAATTGTAATTAATCAATACAAATAACATTGTTTTTTTTATTTTGGTAAAACTCTAAATTACAATTTAAATTACCAAAATTAATTAAAATTCCATTATCAATATTTAAATTTTTTAGATACTTTGATAACTGTGTTATTTCTTTTTTAGCAATTGACTGTGTTTGTGATTTAAATTCTATAATACATTGAAATGGTTCATATATAACAATATCAGCACGTTCATATCCAAGTTGTATACCATTATAATTTATCGGAATAATTACTTCTGTATTAAATAAATATTGCTCTTGGCGTAAATGTGTACACATTGCAGTTACATATATATGTTCTTTATAACATGGTCCCAATTCTGTGAGTATAGTCTCAGAGAATTCTTTAATTTTATTAAAATAATTAGTAATTTCAGACATACTTTTCATTATTTTAATAAAGTTAAATGTATTTTTTAAGTAAATTATTTACTTATTTACTCGTTTACTTGTTTACTTGTTTACTTGTTTACTTGTTTACTTGTTTACTTGTTTACTTGTTTTAAACTTATTGTTGAATTGAGACTGGTGTAGCACTACTATTTTGACCACTCCCATATACACCAAACGATGGTGCAGAACTTTCTAATGGTCTTCTTAGTAGGTCTGGGTAAATTGTGCTATTCAACCATGGACCAACATTTAATACCGGGTTAGGTGGTGCAGAACGTAAATCTAAATTAGAATTTCTATTGGAATTTGAAGAATCAAAACCCATTTGTCCACCAGGGCTTAAAAATACTTGATTTGCTAGAACATTAGTTGTATTTACATTACAATCAGAGAAACCTTCATTAACATTTTGAGAATGTGGCGATGGTAATAACGAGGTTGATACACCCGAACCAGCTGCCATGTTGTTAAAATTTTGGCTACATAAATTTAAATTATTAGAGCGACCAGCATTTACATTAGCTGCTGCGTATGAATCATCCATTAAAAAATTCGGACCTGGTAGTGTCGGAGAACCACCTATTAAATTTAGTTGATTACTATCCGGTGTAACAGCGTTAATATTAGCCTGATATACTTTATACATATCAGAAGTAGCATTCCATTGTCTGGAATCTGGGGCAATATATGGAGCACGAAAAGTGTCTCCTACGCCAAAATCATGTAGACCATGAGGGTCATTGGAAATATTGACATTGTTAATATGGACAGGGGGTGTTTCATTAGTTTGAAAGGTATAAGGAGGTGAATCAGTTCTCATTTTATATTTAATTATAAATATTATTTTTTTTTTATTTAATAAACAAATTAATTAATTAGATTAATTTGATTTACTATCTATTTTTTTTTCTTTAATTTTAATTTTTTTAATTTGTTCTGGTTCTTCTGTGTCAGAATCATTATCCTTGTATGTATCATGGGTATCTTCTATAAAAAGGTATGTTTTTGTATTTAATTCATTTTCTTTTAATTTAATTTGTACAACTTCCCATAATGGTTCACAGTGTTTTTTATAAAATACAATTTTTTTACATTTTAATAAACAAATTACAACATCACCACAAATTAAAGAATCTAATTGTAATTCTTCTTTATGTTTATTGAATATACTTAATTTTTTATTAATAGTAAGATTCATTTTAGATTCTGTTTTACCTATTTTAATAGAACTTTTATATATTTCTTCAGAATCTTCCATGGTCATTTTTTCTTCAAAGAATTCCTCTGAATTTTCACTTATTAATGAAATAACTTTATTATCAAACTCGTTTAACAATTGTTCGATGTTTTCATTGAGTACTAAAGTTATTTTTTTAGAAATTTTATTAATAGTTAATTTTGGCGTTTGCAATGAGAAATTAATACTAGACATATATACATCTTCTACTTTAATCGGATTACCTAATGTTAAATCTTCTAGACTATATTTATCACATGTATGAATATTCATTCTGACCAAGTATAGTATATTACTACTTTACTTCATAATATTTATAAAATCGAGAACGCAAATTGTTAATTTAATTGTAATATTTGAACTGCACACAGGGAGTAATAATTGAAATTATACTCAATTTTAAATAATAGTGATATTTTATTATTCATTAGTTCATTTATTTCAACTTTATTCAAATTATAATAAACTATATTATTTAATAATTTCACTTTAATAGATTTATTATTTTGAATATTTGTTATAATCTGTGTTTTTATTGGTTTAATATTATGTTTAATATTATAATTATTTAATTTTAATTCGAGCGAATCTATAAACGTTAAAAATTGAACATGAGTTGGTTTTGACATATTTAATTTTAGTTCGATGTAGTGTTTTGAATTATAATTCAATAATTCATAATCATAAATTATTGGTGTTTGTATCATAAAATAATCATTATTATATGTTAGAGCGTGGTTACTTACATTACAAATTTCGTTACCAATTTCGTTACCAATTTCGTTACCATTATTATTTTTACATATATTTATATTATTAATATCTATATTTTTTGATTTTAATACAATATGATTATTCATTATTAATATCAAATATTAATGTAATTATAAAATTAACCGAATATAATTAAAATATAATATTTAATACTTAATTGCCATATGGCCCAGAACCAAGTTTGCTAGGCATTGAATTTCGTATATTATAAGAATTAATAGTTCGTGTAAAGTCATGATTATCTTCAAAGAATCCTACAAATCCTAAACTTTTTGAGCCTTTTGTATCTGTATCAACTGGGTGCGTAAATGGCATAGGTAATGTTGATATATCTTTCATATAATAGTCTGTCATATTTAATCCAGATAAAACATTTTGGACATATTTTTCTATAATTTGTTTGTTTAAATTGCCCAATATATTAGAAAAATCACAGTTTTGTTCCTGTGTTGCATTTTCCGCATTATCATTTGTTCCATATATACCGTTTGATTCAGAATACAAATTGTATATACCTAAAATTAAATTTAACAAATTATCTGTATCTTGTTTTGTTTGTATTGTAATATTCCGCATTTTTTTAACATACTCAATAACAGAATCTTGAATAAATTTTATATTTATTTTAGAAAATAAAAATGGTAATATATATGGGTCTGATTTACGAATAACATTTAAAGCCCACCGTTGATATTCATCATAGTATTCATAATTATCACCAGTTGGTGGTTTTAAATCATAATTTGTATTTTTCTCCCACGTTCCATTAACATCAACTGAACCGCTTGGATTAATATATAATTCTCCCGAAATTGGTTTATACATATGAGTTAATGATTTGTCAATTTGGATATTTGAAAAAGCATTACCATTATTTTTTGTTTGAGGATATAATGGTGCTGGATTATATAAACCACCACCGCGTATTTCTTCCAATCCATTAATTGGAATTAATGGTGTTGTTCCCTCGTTTGTATTATTATAGTTTACTAAAATTGGGTGAACGTTAATATTATAATCTTTATTCATAAGTATACTTATAATATATAATTAAATATTTAATTTTTTTTTAAAACGTCAAATATTTAATTATATAATCGTTAATTAATGTGGATATTTTAAATTATTTATATTGTTTAAACAGTTGATATAAAAGTATTTAAAAATTTATTTAAAGAAATAATAATAATGAACAATTTTCGTTTATCGAATAAAAAAGTTTATAAAGATTCTAGATCATCTATAGAAAATTTACATGATGAAAAAATGCGTTCTATTCTCGAGAAAGAAGAAAATATTGATTTAAAAAAAAATAAAGTTAATTTTTTACGAAATAAATTAAAAGCAATTCAATATGCTGATAATAATAATAATAAATCAAATAATATATTTGAAATACAAACTGAAATTGATATACTTCAAAATGAAATATATCAAATAAATAACAATTATGAATTAATAGATTATATAGATAAAGCGTGGGAATTTTTACATGATTTTAAAGAACATGATTTTAATATAAATACGGTACAGAACACTGATAATAATACAATAAATGATAGTGCAGAACAGGGTGCAGAACAGGGTACAGAACAGAGTACAGAACAGAGTACAGAACGGGGTATAGAACAGAGTACAGAACAGAGTACAGAACGGGGTACAGACAATTGTTCAGAGAAAAACAACGACGAAGCCAATACTAATATCTTAAATTTTATTAATAAAACTGGTAAAACAAATAAAGGTGAAGAATATAAAAAATATTATGATAAATGTATATTAAATATTCGAGTACCAGATAGTTGTAATAGTTCAAATAATTATTGCAAAAATTGTAAAGATGACAATTTTGAAATAGATTCCTCAAATGGAATAATTATTTGCACTAACTGTGGGAATTGTGAACCATATATTGAATACACTTCCGCCAATATTAATTATAATGACTCGACACAAATAGAAACAATTAGTCAACCTTTTTCATATCAAAGAAAAAATCATTTCAAAGAATGGTTAAATCAATTACAGGGGAAAGAAGTAACTGTTATCCCAGATACTGTTATTACACTTATTTTAATGGAAATAAAAAAAGAAAGAATTGTAGATAGTGATGAAATTACAGCAGAAAGAATTAAAAAATATCTTAAAAAATTAAAATTAAATAAATATTATGAACATATTCCAAATTTAATAAGTAAGCTAACTAATAAACCCCCATTAATAATTACATTAGAGTTTGAGAAAGTACTTTTAGACCTATTTGATAAAATACAAGAACCATTTAAAAAACACTGTCCGAAAGAAAGAAAAAACTTTTTAAGTTATTCATATACCCTTCATAAGTTTTGTCAATTATTGGGTAAGAATGAATATTTAATTTATTTTTCACTGTTAAAAAGTCGTGAAAAATTATTTGAACAGGAAAAAATATGGAAAGGTATATGTGGTGATTTAAATTGGAAATTTAGTTCTAGTATTTAATCACGACTAAATGTATTTAAAAGAATAAATTAGTATTAATATTAATTTAATGTCATCTGAAGAATCTAATAAACTCGAATATTCAATTGAAAATGACCCTCTTTATAAACCCATTAATCAAGATAAAAAAGCTAAAATTGATAAAGCAGTCGAAAAACAAATACGCAGTCTTTCTCTTGATGAAAATGTTGATACAGATTCAACAAAAGTTCCTGGGCAAAATTATGCTTTAATCAGTGTTGTATCACCGCAATCTGGACAAAAGTGTGATAATATTTGTTTAAAAATCAAGGGCGTATTTAAAACACTGGAAGAAGCTAATAAACATGCTGAAATGTTACAACAAATAGATTCTGTATTTGATATTTTTGTGGTAGAGATGTATTCCTGGTTATTAGTTCCTCCTGACCCGGAACTACTAGAGCAAAAACACGTAGACCATAAATTAAACGAAATTGTTGGTGGTCATAGAGAATCGCAACTTAAAGCAAAAGCATATTTTGATGAACGTAAAAGAGAATTACTCGAAAATATTAATATTGAAAAAATTGATGAGGAAGAAGAAACAAAAGTAGAAGAAGTAGTAGAAGAAGTAAATAAATCAGAATCTAACAATGTTCCAATTGGCGTTAATGCCGAATCCAGTATTAATATTTTACCAGAAAAACGGTCGGATGGAAATTGTCCGAACAGTGGACCAGACACGGAGAATGGTGTTACTCCAACAGAATTAATGGAAGGTATGTTAAACAGTACATTAAATCAAAATCTTAAAGAAATTGACTAAATAAGAAATTGACTAAATAAGAAATTGACTAAATAAGAAATTGATTAAGTAAGAAATTACCAAAATAATAAATAAACTTTTATGTAGTTTATTTATTATAAAAGTAATAAAGTTTAAATTCTTAATAATTTTTATTTAGTTCAGGATATTTATTATGTAATTTATCTAATAATAAATTATAGCTTTACGTTGATTACAGCAATGACCGAAAACGCACGTCCATTATTGACAATTGTTCTAATTCGAATACGCTAAGCCTCCCATACCGCTCATAATTCTAAGAACATTGTAGTTACGGGCGTAGACAGTTAGTAAAGCGGATACGCCATTAGCGAAAGAAGTATCTGGTAAGACCGGTGATTGGACTGTGGCATCACTATTTAAACGTAGTTCAAGTAGAGTATTGTCAATACGCGAGAAATTGCAAGAGCCGGATGGTTGATGTTCTTCCGGGCGAAGGGCGAATGAGTATAGGTAAATGTTCGAGTCTGGGATTGTGGTGTGATGAATAAACGGTTGCCATTGACGGAAGAAAAGAGGACCACGTGCGGGGTTGAAGCGATAGTGACCATTTAGGCGTAGAGCCGCTAAAGTTAGCATGTCCGGACCTAATTTTTCATTTCCAGGAGTAGAGTTTGAGAAATTAAACCAATCATTGGTTTCTAAATTGTCCTCACGCTGTAAGACCCAGAAAAGTTCTTTGCAAGGATGATTGAAGCTAAGACGAACGCTATGTGATTGCTGCTGGAGGCTAACACTTTCTTCCTTGAACTGAACCTGTTCAATAAGATATTCGTGCGACATTTGCGCAAAACGACGACGTTCATCAGTGTCTAGGTAGATATAGTCAATGAATAAATCAATAACCGGTGCAGAAACATTTTTCGCATTAAGTGTCCATGTATCATGTGCCTGTAGGACACCAGTTGTAGTATCAACTAGATTGACTAAATCTTTTAAGTCACGGAACTGGAAGATAAATCTAACTTCGTGGTATTGTAGAGCAATAAGGGGTAGAGCAAGACCGGCATTAATGTTAAACCAGAAATCTAGAGGAATGTGTAATTCGTTTTCTAATAGGGCATTGTCTAGTTGTAAATAACCAGACGAATCTGTTCCACCAATCATACGTTTGTAACCTTGCGCTTTTTCGGAAGTCATAGTGAGTTCTTTCCAGACATACATCCAGAGACCATAATGTTTGTCAATTTCTTGACCACCAATTTCAACAGACACATGATGAATCATAGCTAAACCAACATAGTTAGTCCAGCATAACTGTAAAGAGCTTGGCGCCGGACTAGGGCTGGTGCCAGTTAATGACCACGCTTCACTTGTTAGCGGGGGTAGAACAACACGTAAATAAGCGCTGTTAATTAAATCACCATTACGCGATACAATCGCAGTTGGGCGTGAACCAAATACTGCGGTACCGTTGAAAGTTTGTTGGATATTTTCCATCGCGAAGTTCGTATGACGGCGATATACGACTTTAAAGAAAGTGATTTGTGGGTTACCTGTAAGGTAGATATCTTGAGCACCATATGCGACTAATTGCATTAAACCTCCTCCCATGTTTTCTTTTGTTATATATTATAAAAAGAAAAAAAAAATCAAAAAAATTACCGAATATTTAATTTAATTTAATTTTTTTAATTTTTTTAATTTATTTAATTTATTTAATTTTTTTTGCGTAACAAAATTAAAAAATTTAACAATATATTATATATATAATACTTTATGGCAGATAAAAATGAATACGAGGATTCTATTAATAATTTTCGAAAACCGCCTAGTCTATCTAATCCCAATAATGGTTTAATATCCACCGGTGGACAACCGGGACAACAGGGACAATTCGGACAACAGGGGCAACCTGGACAGTTTGGGCAACCAGGACAACCGGGACAACCAGGACAACAGGGACAACAGGGACAACAGGGACAACAGGGACAACCGGGACAAATGTCACCAGAGCAAATTGCGATGATACAACAGCAACAAGCAATAAGAAATCAGGCATTGCAACAACAGGCACAACAACAGGCACAACAACAGGCACAACAACAGGCACAACTACAGGCACAACAACAGGCACAACAACAGGCACAACAACCGGGTACACAACGCAATGAACATATGGGTAAACCAAAAACATTAAAGGATAAATTAAAAAGATTAATAAATAATGAAACTTTGCAGGAAATTTTTATAATTGCAATATTATTTATTATATTTTCTACTAGTTTCTATAAAAATAATATTAGTAAGATACCATTTATTACAAATGAAAATAATAATTTAAATACAGTAGGGTTGTTAATAACAGCTATTCTTATCGCATTTAATTTTGTAATTATTCGTACTTTTTTATAAAACTTTAATTTATTTTTTTCTACGACGCGGTATTTCTTCTTTATTAGTAAACTGATTATACCAATCATTTAATAAATTATCAATGACACTATTTACATTTAATTCTGAATTATTAATTTTATTATTTTTTAATATTTTTGTTTTATCCACTTTAAATTCCTTAAAATTAAGTACTTTTTTTAATTGTGGTGTACACGGTATTATGTCACTTTTATAATCTTTGCAATAACCGTGTTTTCTACCATCTAATGTATCACACCTACAAAAGCATCTTTGACAAATACCATCTCTATTTAATTTAAAATAAATATGCTCTGAATTATGATTTCTTCCAATATTTGTACAATATTTACTTTGGCTACATAATATATAAATACTTTCATTTTCAGAATAAAAAATTCTTTTAAGATCTTTTGTTGTATAATCCTTGACATAAATATTAAAAAATCTTACTATTTCAATATACCGAACGTCGTCTTTATACAACCTTTTCCACGCATATAATTTATTTGTATTTCCCGTATTATTTAAATCATTATAATGATTATAATCATTATCATTTTTATCATTTTCTTCGCACTCTAAATTGGGATTATTTTTAATATTTGTTATAAATTCTGCATCGGTTATAATACTTGTTTTATTGACAAGTTCTTCTGTGTTATATTTTAATGAATTAAACATAACATTATTTATTTCATTATTTGATAATATAAATAATAAATTATAGGGTCTACCTTCATCGACAAATTCTTTTGTTTGTGAAACAAAATGACCTTTTCTAGAACCCGTTAATCGTAATCCACTTGTTACAAATACATGTTCATCAACAATGTCGGATATTGAATTTGAAAACATATTACCATATTTTGAAAGTCTTACTAAACAAGTTTTTCTAATTTCAAGTGCATAATTTTTATTAACACAAATATCTGGAAAATGTAAATGAAATCCTTTTTTTATCAATTCTTCACTATTAATGTTTTCTGGGTTTTCCTCATTTTTATATATTTTTTTAACTTTTTTTATATCAGCGGTTGTAACAATACAATCATAATATTTCTCATAATACTCATAAATTACATCATTAATAATTTCAATAAATTCTAAAAAAACATTTTCATTGCATGTTTCGGGGTTTGTCATATCAATATTCTCGTCACTATAGATTTTATTATATTGAGATTCTGTTAATAAAAAATCTAAATCAAAAAATAATTTGAATGTTGGTTTTCTGCATTCAACTATGTACATATTTTCGTTATTATTTAAACATTCAGAATACTTTTTATTAAATATAGATATATTTTCATATTTTACATATAACGTATATCCATTTAATAATAAATGTGATGGTTTTTCATCTATATCAGTTTTATTATATTGATTTGTAATCTTTAACCATTTAATTAACGTGTTCATTATATATACGTATATAATGTACACAATCCTTAAATATTTTTAAAAATAGTAATAATAAATAAATTCTTTAAAATTTAATTAATGTGTCAGATTCATAAAAACATAATATTTTAGATGCTGATGTAGATAATTCTTTCCTTTTTGTAATATTTTTATTATTATTTAATGTTTCAATCATATCTTTATCAATTTTTTCTATATTTTCTATGGCATAAATGATAACATTATTTTCTATAAACCATTTAAAAAAATTTAATTGACCCACTGTTGTTATTAATTCATTATTAGTATTAGTATTAGTAATATCTTTATTATCTTTATTATCTTTATTATCTTTATTATCCATATTTTTATTATATTTAGTTCCATTTTCTAAAAATGTCCATGTTAAGTCTTTAATATTGATTAATATTCTTTCTCTGCGACAGAAAGGGTCAAAGTATTTTTTTGAATATGCTTTTAATTGATTCTTATAATCTAAATAAATATTAAAATTAGTAACTACACCGTTTTTTTTCAGTGGATATACAACATTATATTTTTTTGCATAATTTGTAACTAACCAGTCTAATATTCTCAAAGATAATATGTTTTTTTGTGTAATAATATTGGTTAATATATTTAAATTATTTGAATAATAATCTATTAAATAATCCATTAGTAATTGTCTTTTACTAGATATATCACAAGAATAATTAGTACACCCATCTGGAAGTATATTAAATTAATTATGTAGAAATCCTTAAATACTTTAATAAATTTTAAAAATACTTAAAGTTTTTTTAAATATGTATAATATACATAATTTGTTTTACATTTATTAACATTAATGTCTGAACTTGAAAATATTATATTAGATGTAGATAATTCACCGAAAGGGTTATCGATAAAAAATAAATCCTTTATTACATATTTAACAAAAACTATTAATTTTCATTATATTGTAAAAGGTCGAGATACATTTTTTCCTGGACCACAACCAGTGTCTATTGAAACAAAAGATTTTTCTAAATTAAAAGATTATAAGTATTACGTAAGTCTTAAATTGGATGGTTATAGATTTTTAATGTATTTTATTAAAGATAAAAATGAAAAAAATCAATGTATAATTATGAACAGAGCTTTAAATTTTTATAATATTAATATAGACGCAGAAGATACAATTTATAACGGTACATTATTAGATGGGGAAGTTTTATTTAACAAAGATACGAATGAATGGGATTTTTATATTCACGATGCATTAATTCTGTGTGGTAATAAAATAAATAAATTAAGTCATTCAATTCGATTATCTGATACAAGATGTTGTATTGAGTCCTTGGTTAATTTTAATAATAAAAGAAATACACTAAATATGAAAGTGAAAGATTTTTACGAGTTTGATGAATTTGATAGTTTTATTGAAAATATTTATAATAAATCTAATAACAATGACGGTATTATTTTTATGCCAGAAAATCTACCAGTTATTTCGGGTACACAATATTCAATGCTAAAATGGAAAATGCAAGAAAAACATACATTTGATTTTTTAATTAAAGAAACTAATTTTGGGTTAGAAGCGCATGTTTTCCATATGGGGAATTTAAAATTGTTTGCGAATATACACAATAGTACTCCAGAAGGCACTTATTTTATTGAACAAGCAAAAAAATTAAAAAATTTTAAAAATGAAGGTATTGTCGAATGTTCTTTTAATAAAAATACAAATAATTTTACACCAGTGCTTATTCGCACTGATAAAACACATCCAAATAGTTTACGAACAATTGAAAGAACATTGTTTAACATTACCGAAAATATTCAAATTAAAGATTTTATTGAAATTTATAAAAATATTTAAATATAAATATAAACATAAATATAATTTAATCTATTTAACTAATAAAATACTATATGATTCTTTTAAAAGAAACTAATAGTGTTTTATTATGAAATTATTTAAGTCTGATTTAAATATTAAAGCAACTTAATGCATAACAGACATACCAGCGGGACCCATCATGTTCATTAGAGATGGCTGACCTAATCCGTAGCCGTAATTAACCATACGAACACGCTTGGGGGATTTGCGACCACGCTTGGGGGATTTGCGAACACGCTTGGGGGATTTGCGAACACGCTTGGGGGATTTGCGAACACGCTTGGGTGAGTGCGATTTTACGAATTTTGCGTCAACATAAGCTTTGCCAGATTTAGTTTTGTAATATAGACCACCGTTAACACCTTTGTATAATTTACGGTCACGACCTCTGACAACAATAACGCCGACAGATTTTCTGACTACGCGTTTTGGTGATTTTTTTACGGCACGTTTTGGGGATTTACGCGCACGTTTGGGGGATTTACGCGCTTTATTGGATTTTGCACCAAAGAACATCGCTAAACTATCAACCATTTTAAATTTATATAATAAATAAAAAGAAAAAAAAAATTATTTTAATTTAATTTTTAATAATAATTTTTTAAACTTTTTAAACTTTTTAAACTTTTTAAACTTTTTAAACTAAATTATTCTTTTAAAATTTATCTACTATTTTAG